TTCTTAACTGTCTCAGATGAAAACTGTGCATCAGCTGCAAAAGATATCATCATAAGTAAAATTATAAGTGACTTCATATTAAAAATTCCTTCCTAGCTCAATAAATCTATTCATTGTTAAACTATAAAATAATTGTAGCGAATATCCTAGCTCTAAAGTTGCATCACCATTAAGTAAGCATCCATCTGCTATATCCTGGTATGTTAATGTTACTGTATTAGTACTATCTTTACCTATTATATAGAATATAGTTCCGTCTTGTATGTCAGGCGATGCTCCAAAAGGTGTTGTAGATAATGTCACAGCTGCACCATCACCTTGCACTCTCTTTATTTGCTGCTTAGATAAGTTGTCAAATAAAAGCTCTCCACTAGAAACTAAGTCTTGATCAGCTAGTAGCTTAGTTTTATTCTCATTTACCTGTCTTTGCAGATTTGTAATGCTATCACCACTGACTGCATCTGGATTAACCAAATCTAGTTTTCCAGTTGTCTGATCATCTTCTGTTCTTCCGAGAAAAGCATTATTTACTAGCTCTGATTCTGCTGGATCTTTAAAGTTTAATTTAGCCATTATTTTAATTCCCTAAATGTTATTATGCCTGTTTCCCACCAGTCTGCAAAACCTTTAGAATAAAGCTCTTTTAGCTTAAAGCCTGTACCCTTAGAATCTGCTGCTGTTTTCTCTAACAAGCATTCTACTAGACTATTATCTAAATCATCTATATCTCTGTAAAATTCTAGTGGGTTTTTAGTGACAGCATATTGCATAAATGCTAGCAAATCATCATACCCTGGTAGATTTTTAATTACTGAGCCTTTTGATTGTTCGATATTAGTCTGTAGAGTTATATTACATTCCATAAAGTTTACATCGCCATACTTTATGACTTGTATCTTGCCAGAAGCTGATTCATTTACAGTTACATTGTTAGCTTTTTGACTGTCTATGAAATCAACATACTTTTGCAAGTAGAATTGCGGCTCAAAGAATGAGCCTGATCTCTCATCACCTACATAGTTATCAGCACCAGATTTCTCTACTGTAAATCCTAGAGCGCTGTATGCTGATATAGATGATAGCGTCGATGAAGTTACATATAGAAAGAAGTTTGAATCTCCAGCTATAGATATTAAGCCTGTTGATCTATCTACTGTCGCTACATAATTAAGTGTACCAACCTCATTCATAGCTCTTGCCATCTCTATAGCAAAATCACCAATAGTATAGCCACCAGATCTCAACACACCAACTAGCTGAATGATTCCATCCTCGCTAAATGGTAGTTGATTGTTATCAGTTGTAATTCTATGATTATAGCTGAATGCAGAATATGTTTTAATAGTCATCTATGCAAACCTAGTATTTGTGAGAGCAGCACCTGTACTCTCAAAGTTTTCATTTAATAATTTAGTTAAATCTTTAGCAGTTTCAGATGTATTAAATATAGATCCTTGTACTACTAGCTGTATATTATCTTGAGCTTCTGCTTGTACTATGTCTTGCTGTTCTAGCGCTCCAGAATTTGTATCGCCTCCAGATCCGATTGCACCACTACCACCGCCACCGCTTGCACTTGCTGCACCACCGCCACTTGCACTTGCACCTAACAAGCCTCCAAATGTAGCCATTGCAGCACCGGAACTAATTAAGCCTGCTGACTTTGCTGTCTTAACAGGGTCAGTCGAGAAAGCATAAGCCGTACCCTCTAATATAAATGCAGTACCTTGCTGAACTAGCGTATCACCAATAGACTTCAAGAAGGCTCTACCAAAAGACTCTACTGCATTCTCTCCACTAGCTAGCGCCTTACCAAAAGAAGCAAATCCAGATGCAGCTGCACCACCTATACCATTAACGAATGCCTTTGCTATTTGACCTGATGTTATCTTTGATTTATTTGCAAGTGCATCTAATGAAGCACCTATGTTAGAAAAATTAAACTCTGCATTTAAAGCCACATCGTCATATGCTTGCTTTATTTGAGCGTTGCTAGATTGTATTACCTGCAATCTTCTGGCTTCAGCTTCTGATTCAGTTATAAATCTTGCTTCCTCTGCTTCTGTAATAACTGCTAATTGTGCTGCTCTTTGATTTCTTATAGTCTCTATTTTTGTTAGACCTATATTAGCTAACCTTGTAGCAATATTACTTTCTACAGCTACTAGCTTATCACCTTCTGCTTTTGTGTTATTTACTATTTCAGCTGAAGTCTCTTTCTCGCCTCTTACTCTTAAATCTTTAAGTTGCTTTCTTTGCTCTGCTCTTTTTTCTTCAAGCTTTGCTATTTTTTGCTGAATAACTGCTTCTCTCTTAAATCTAAGACCTAAGTTTTCAGACTTAGCTTGATCTTGCAGGAATGCTATCTCTTTACCTATTGCTCTATATGCAACTCTAATCTTATCAGCTTCTGAGATTGCCTTGTCGCCAAACAATCTATTGAACTCTCTTGCTACTGTTCTAGCAGAAGTTACAAGTTCTCTAAATACAGGCTCTACAATAGAAGCTATGTTAGTAAATGCTATACCTATTTCAGCTGTAGATGTTGCCAAGTCTTGAGACAGTGTAGATCCTAGTATTTTAGCAGCATCATCAGTTGCTCCTACTGCATCGGCTGTACCCTTAAGTATTCTTTCAAACTCTTTAAAGTTACCATTAACAATATTTAATACAGGTGCTAGCGCTCTAACATTACCGAATAGTTTTGCCAGTGATGCCTCTGATCCTCCGGTTGCTTGCTGTACAGATTTTAAAAATCCTGCTAATCCTTTTGATCTTATTGCTGCCGTATTAAACTCTAATCCTAATCTCTTAGCTTCATCAGCCGCTTCTGCCGTTGGTTTAATAACAGATACAAATACCTGTCTTAATCCAGTGACTGTTGCATCTGTACTTTGACCAGCCTTAGTTACAAACCCGATTGCTCCGGCTAGCTCACTGAACTTTACACCCGAACTTGCTGCAATAGATGTAACATTACCGAGCGTATTGGTAAGCTCACCAAAAGTTGTTTTACCTTCTCTTACTGCTATAAATAATTGATCAGATGCTTCTTTGGCTGTTAATCCAGATGCTGAGTATGCATTTACAGATGATACTAATACATCAGCCGCCTGGTCTATGCTTACTAATCCAGCAACAGCTGCCTTGTTTGCTTGTGCTAAAACTTTTAGTTGATTTGAAGTACCCTTAACACCAGCTGAAACAATATCATAAAAGGCTCTTGCTTGTGTTGCTTGCTCAGTACCAAAGGATGCAGAAAATCTTTGTATTGCTAGTGCAGCTCCCTCAGTTAGCTTTTGATTTTTAGGCAAAATAGAGTTGATCTCTGCAATACCTTTCTCAAATTCTATTAGATTAGTTACACCAGTTCTTAGTGCGGAGCTTATTGCTGCAAAGCCAGCCAAACCAACAAAAGTATTTGCTATAGAGCTTTTAATGCCACCTAAACTCTTTTTTACAGTAGTGCCAAAGCCATTCTCAAAGCTTTTACCAGCCTTATTGCCAGCATCTTTTGATGTTTTCTCTATCTTATTAAAAGCTGATTTATCAACTTCAGGATCTAATTGTATTTCAATTATAAGTTTATCAGCCACTATCTAAGCACCTTTTTTAGATCACTAAGTTTAACTATGTTTTTCGGTTTATTGAATTGATTAGGGAATGCTAGCTTGTATGTCTGTTTGTGCAGTTTCTTTCTAGCATCTTCTTTTAGTTGACTGTATGAATTAGAACTAAAGCTTATAAGCAGCTCTTCGTTTTCTATCTGATTCATACCCTGTAAATACATCATATATATATCCGCATCCATGCTCATAATTTCTTCATAAGTGAATTTATAAAAGCGAGATATCTTGCAAATCAATCTCTCTTGCTCACTTAAATTTTTTTTTGACCAGTTATGATCATACCTATCTCAAACAGATCTGGCTGTTGAATCTCTCTAAATTGATCTTCAGTCATACCTAGAGATATGTAAAAGTCTCTAGTAATCTCATTCTCATCTTCTGGTTTTTCTACCAGATCAGCTATGTATTTATCATGCTGCCATTTTTTAGGATATTCCATGTTAAGAATATCGCCATCATATAAAGTAATTTTAAGCTCTCTCTTTTTAAGTTTTAGTTGCATATATTTCTCCTACAAAATATAGGGGAGCTATTAACTCCCCCCTTACAAATTATACTAAATCTTGTGTGTAATCACCTTGTGACCATAAGCTAATCTCAGCTGGTTTAGATGTATCATTGTATGCAGTAAATGCTACTTCCATACCTTGAATATCTTGACCGCTAAAGCTTACAGATGATGGCTTAGGTGCAGACTTCCAGAAGATGATATCTTCTGTTTTGTCACCAGTACCAGCTAGTCTGATGGGTGATAAAATCAATTTTCCGCCTAGGTCGAATAAATTTTTATAGAGCCTAGATACGCCTTGACCTACCAGCCTTGTACCAGCTGTTGGTGTAAACTTATCACCTGTAACTGATCCAATAACAGTTTCCCATCTAGCTTTAGTCATTTCAATTAGAGACATTTCAACAGATGCTGTGGAGCCTGTATAAATTTCTCCCAAAATAATTTGTCCCGATTGATCACTTCGTAATTCTACGCTTTGCGTTTCGATCGATAATGTAGATCCGCTACTAGTAGCCCCAAGACTACCGCCGATACCAGCTGATAATACTTCAAAAGTTAAAGCTGTAGCGTTAGTTTTATCTTCCTCAGTAACTGCACCGATATCTTTATTTTCATAGATAACTTCTGCACCTGATTGAGAAACATTAACATTGATTGCTGCTAAAGCTGTTACAAATAATCCAGCGATAACACTAGCAGAATCATCATCTGCATATGTAACCTGAATACCTGTCTTAGTTCCACTTGGATCAACACTAGCTCCATTATCTAGCCAAACTACGTACTGAGTTTCAACTTGATCTTCATCTAATGTATTTAGATCCCAGTATTCTGCATCTAGTGAACCTGCAACATCATCTACAAATGTTACTTTTCTACACTCTTCTCTACCCCATTTTACTGAGACAGCTTCTAATTTAATATCGTTTTTAGACGATCCTGTTAAACTCATAAAACAATCCTTTGCTTAATATTTATAATCCGTTAATTTCTTAGTTGTAAGCTACTCTTACTACAAATTGTATAGTGAACTTACCAGCATTGTCATTACTTTCAACAGCTTCATTTGTAATGCCGCTAGCTATAACTGATTTTATAAATTCAGTTTGACTTATTCTAGTTTGCTGTTGGCATTCATCTGCTATTTCTATAGCTATGCAATATGCTTTATCTAGGTTTTTAATTACCTCGTTGTTTCCATTTTTCCACAATTCCAACGTAACATCAAATGAGCCATCGTAATTAGTATCTATTCTAGTAGATGTGAAGTCACCTATCTTTAAGAAGTAAGTACACTCTATGCTGTTTTCTGGTATGTTTTCAGATGTATAGTATTGATCATGCTCTTTATAGTCAGAGTCAACCTCATTTACTACAGCTTTAAAATATGCTCTGATTTCTTCAATCATCTTCTCACCATTCTAATAGATCTAATATCATATGGCTGAGTATCTACCACACCATCCTTATTAGCATCTAATCTTAGAGCTGATCTAGATCTTGCACTATTTCTCATATCCTTGTACTCATCTTCCTTATCCTGGAATATGTCACCTACAGATACCTGATTGCTGTTATATATAATAAATAATGCTTCAAATGTTGACCACTGATTAAATTGCTGCAATAGCTCTGGATCAGCTGCACCGACTGTTGCTATATCTTCTTTTGTATATCTAGAGCCATCATTGTGCCAGATTCTACTTTCATCTAGCCATGCAATTATTTTCTCTTGTGCTTTTCTGTGAGCATATAAGAAAGTGTTTTTACCCTTTGGCAGTTGATCGGATACCTTTGGCTCATACGGATAGATATCTGAGTCACTGGAGAATAAGCCATCTTCAGCTACTGTTAGTATGTCAGTCGTATATGATCTAGTTCTTCCGGCTGGTGTAAGATCTGTTTCAACTCTAACTACTACCGTTTTCGTACCTTCTGTAGCATAAGCCCAGTCTAGATACCATTTATCATTATCAGTATTATATACTGAGATAAAAGCTTCTGTGGCTTCAGGTTGAATCAATACATCTGTAACTATCTCTGCCGAATCACCAGATATAAAGCTTAGAGATGCATCTAATCTAGTTTTATCATCTACCTGTATTACTTTCTCTAGTGTTAAGCTTGGAAAAATCATAAAGTTCCTTATATAGTTGCTGGTATTAAATTAGCATTAACCAATGTTTTCAATACAGCTTCTTTCATAGAAGCACTTACCGTTGTAGTTGATTGCAAATAATCCCATACAGCTTCGGCAACTTCTTGCTGTGTTAAGTTATTTAATCCGCTAATTGCGTTCAATATTGCAGTCTCAACAGCGTCTAGCTCTGCCTTTGTTGGTGCATCATAATCAGTTAAAGCTTGGTCAGCCTGAGCTTTAACTTGCGCCTCACTTAAATCATTCAATGCATTTATTATACCAGGTATAGTTGTCGAGGTATCAGCTAGAATTGAATCCACATTACTATCAATTATGTCTATCTTAACTTCATTAGCATTTACCTCAGCGACAATGTTATTTGTATTTGCAGTAGCATTTGCTTCGGTTGCCAGTGCCGAAACATCGGCTTTAAATGCATCTTCATTTGTGCCGCTTGTAAATTCTGCGTAAACGTCACTAGCAGTAATGTCATTTAGGTTAGAAATATCAGTTTGAATTTGAGTGATGCCAGCATTATCAGGTGCAATAGTATTTGCGCTATCTGTTCCGCGCATATCTGTATTTGTTGTAGTTGTATCGACTAGTGTTACATTTGCAACCGTGTCAGTAGCAGGATTAAAGTCATTCAATGCTGTAATATCTGCTTGTGTGTCATTGTGCTCACTAACTAGAATAGCCTGTCTTGAGTCAGCCTGTGCTTTTGTTTCAATAAGATCAATCTTAGCCTCGTTAGCGTCAATCTCACTAATTATATTTGTTTCACGCCCAGCTGCTAATGTCTCCGTTTCAACATCACTTAAATCTAGTTCATCCCCATTCTTAACGTACAAAACACCTTGACCATAAAAATCTGTAGCCGTTTCAAATGATACTAAGTAAGCACCATCAGTAACGCTTACCAGGGAAAAGCTTGCAGTGTAATAAGCTCTAGAGCCTACTTCAGTCATTGTTATATTAGAGCCTAACTGAGTGCCATCAGGATTAAAACCTTTGGCTATAAGAGTTAAGCCGCTATCGCTAAAAGGGTCTAATTGTATATTTAATTCATTTGCCATACTTTGCCTTTTATACTTCTTGGTAAGCTGTGTTTATATCTTCTATAACTTTTTGTATTCTTTCTTGAGTTATCCAGTGATACTCTTCTGTCATATCATCTAAGGGCATTTCGTGTAGAGCTGCTACTGCATCACCTAAAGCACCTACTAATAGATACATTGTAACAGTACTAGCTTTGCTTAAAACCCATCTACTCTGCTCATCACTTATTCCATCGTCTAGGTTTCTTTCTATAAACTTATCTGATATCTCTTGACCTTTTTCTCTAAGAGCAGCCATCTTATATTTTCTTGGTAGCGATGCAAAAAACTCTTCCACTGTCATGCTGTATAAACTGTCTAGTGCCAATTCTAGCTTATCATAAATCAATTCGCTGCTGTTTGTATCTAAGTAGTAATTAAAATTATCTTGAAAACAGATTGAAATACCTAGTGGAAGTTCTTTTTCTATCTCGTTGTATTGTTCTAAAGTTAGCTCTAATCTCATGTTAAACTCTCTAGTTGGAAAATACTTTCTCCTGCCGGAACGTTAACAGTTCCGGCGTTTGCCGCTCTGTTACACACAATGGTTAGCACATCGCCAATGTTAACTTCCAGAATCTCACTCAAACAACTAGAACTCTCATTGTGACCAAAAGAGCCTCTTATATAGTTTTGAGCAGATCTTCCTCTTTGCTGCACCCCATTTAAAGCCCATCTAAACAAAACATTAGTTCTTGGCGCTACTGATGTTACGTAAAAATTAAAGTCGCACCTGAATCTGCCATCAGTATTGAATGTTATACTATTAGTTGCAATAGTTATATTTGCGCCAAAGTCATTTATTAAAGAGCTAGTATTGAATCCAGAAAAAACCACATTTGTACCATTTATATTTGTCACTAGGGTATTGGTTAACTTTAAAACATCTTGAAAAGAACCAGCATCTCCTTTATCACCCTTTAATCCCGTAATAGTTTTTGTAATTTCAACTTCAAAAGTTACGGTATGTTCTGCGCCACCAGCATTAGAGCAATCAGCATTGATGTAATCACCAGAGCTTAAATTTACTGGTGAAGATAATTCATCAACGGTGACAATTTGGTTTGTTGTATTTGTAGTATGTATAGATGTTCCGTTTCTAAATATTTGCCATTGACCACTTGTTACTCCAGAAGATGAAATACCAACTGATACAAGCTTACAATCTTCAGTAATCACCACTCCCATTGTATTTATAGACGATCCATTACCTAGCGCAAGCTTCCCTACGACTGCCGCATTTCTCTCTGCAACGAATGATTTTCTATAAGTGTAAGTAGTGCTGACAACCGATGTGCTTGGCTTCCACTCATTTGAACTGCCATCCCATCGTAAAAGATCACCGCCTATAGGTGCAGTTGTGCTTGTATCAACGTCTGAATGAGTGTTAATAGATCCATCGGCACTTATTTTAGCATCTAATGCACTTTGTGTTGCTGTACTAATTGGCTTGTCAACATCACTAGTATTGTCAGTATTGCTCAGACCTACATCAGACTTATTTGTGCCATGTGGGTTTGTGCCATCGTCTAAATCCAGCTTTGAATGTTTATTAATTGGTGCTTTTATACCTTGCATAAGTACCTATGTATAAACTACAGCCGTCAATTGATCGCCTGTATAAGTTAAAGTTTTAGTTAAATCTATTCCAGCTGGTGTATCTCCCGAGAGAACAATGCTTGTTACTTTATCGCCTGTATAGTTTAAAGTTTTTGTAATTGTATTAGTTCCATCTGTATAGGTTACACTAGTAATTTTATCTCCAGTATAAGTAAATGAAGCATCACAAGATTTAATGTTTTTTGAAATAGTTTCAAAGTACTCTTGCGAGCTAATAAGAAATTGCCAGTAAGTCGTGTCAGTTGGTAGGTTTCCCGTTGTTTCAAGCCTAGCAATGTAGGAAGCACCTTCGTAAAAAACAATATCGCCAATCTGATATGTAGTAGCGTTATCGTATGTGCCTCTAGGTGTAACATTAATATTAATACTTATAGGTGGATCAAGTAGCTTTACTAGCTTAAATTCATTAGCCATAAGTTAAACCCACCCTATTATCCCAAACATTTGTAAAGTCTTGACTCTCATTTGCATATAATATTTTTATCTCACTCGTTGTCAGATCAACTCTTTGTATTCTCCACTTGCTTTCGCTTGATAAAGAACTTGGTAGCGCCGATCCTATATATATGTAAGTTGAGCTAGATGTATCAACTAGCGTTATTGTCTGTTCAGTAGCATTTTTATCTGCACCACCAATGACAACTTCTCTTGCTGAATTATTTTCTCTAGTGGGCGACTCTACAAAACTTGTATGCTGTCTACCTTCTATTGTTTTCGGTTGAGTCATCTAGTATCTCTAGTTTATCGTTGGTTAGAATTTCATAATACCAAGCAACCCATTTCTTGTTTGCATAGGTAATATCAAATGCTAATGCTGCCATGCCTAGCTCTATCTGTTTATCAAACATAAGGCGACGAAGCCTTTTCTCAGACCTCGCCGTTATGTAGTTTCTAATTTTGAAACTGTTACTCATTATGCTACTAATTTTCCTACTAGTGGAGAAAGAGTTGCACCAGCACCTTGCTCGCCTAATTCTAAACCACCTACACCGAATACTTGATCCATTGCAGTTCTCATAGAGTTAGCACCGTACTCGTTAGCTTTTTGATCTGACATTTCTACACCACCCTGGAAAGCTAGTCCGATACCATCAGCATCATACATTTTCATTTCATCACCAGTAATTAATCTAGAGATTACTACAGGGATTCCATATAATTGACCGATTTGACCAGTTCTAACATTTGCAGATCCGTAAAAGTCAGCTCTTACAAAGTCAGCTTCAGCAAGCATCTCAGCTTCTTTATCAACACCGATAGCAATAGTCATTCTAGAGATATCAGATCCATTTTGTAAAAGTTGTCTTCTAAGTTCTAATACTTGCTCTTTAACAGTTGTAAAAGTAGCTTTAGAAACTTCAACAGCTGCTACAGCGTCGATAGTTGCAAGTAGTTGCTCATCAACATATTTAGCGTGGCTTAGTGATGCTCTCATAGCAGCTTCAACTCTATACTCGATAGTTGATTGATAAACATCTCTGCTATCATATAACCATGCGATATAAGCATTGAAGTCTAGATCAATCTTATCGCTTGAATCAACTAATGCTTGTGAATCAGCCGCTGCACCGAAAGCTCTGTTAGTAACAGCAAAGTTACTTAGCTTAGGTACTGAGAAAGATTGAGCGCCCTTGATAGCAAATTGAGATACATCTCTTACTGTAGGAGCAAATACCGATTTCTCGATAAGGTTTTTTTGTACTGCACTAACGATTAGATCGTTCTTAGTGTTTGGTAGAGTCTGAATTGCGTCAGCCATTTAACATTCCTTTGTTATAATTTATATTGTTATTTTAACTTATCCTTGTTTTTTAACAGGTAATCTATAGTATCAGCAGCATTAGCTTTATCTAAATTAAATTTACCAGCTGGATTTGTTATTGGTCTACTGTTAGGTGTACCGTCTACAATCTTAACTGGCTTACTAAATACTTCGCTGTATCTATCTAAGCTTTTATCTACTAGCGACTTAACTTCATCGCTGTTTACATTAAAGCTAGAATCAAACTCTACAACTCCCTTATCATTATCATCAATTAATTTAAGAAATGCGTCAAGCTTTGCTCCAGTAATTCCTCTAGATGATGCCTCTGATTTAATAGCATTATCTAGTTGAGTAGATGCAAATGAATGTTTTGTTTGAGTGTTTTCAGCTTTAGCTTTCTTCAATTCATCTTTCAAGCTGCTAATTACACCCTCAAAATTACCTTTCTTTTGCTGCTTTTCAAGTTCAATGTCTTGCAATTGAGCTTTAGCAGCTGCTAATTCATCCTTGTACTTAAGCATATCACGCTTAAAGTCAGCATCAGCCTTTGATAATGTTTCAGTTTGTTCTACAGTTGAAGCACCGCTTTCTACTGGTTGAGCTACCAGCTCAGTTTGATTTGTTTCCATTTTATTCCCTCATTGGTTAATATGTCAAACCTTGACATAGTTACTTTAAATTTTTACCTTCTACACCTCTACTTAACCTGTCAGCTGTTCTTTTATCATTCCATAATAAAGCAGTTTCGATGTGTGTAATAGCCACAGAATTTTCCTTGCAAGGATATTTATCATTTAGGTATTTTAGTTGCACTAAACCTGCAAGCACAAGATCAGACCATTGGCATCTATTAAGATCACCACCTTCACTTGCTGGTTTTGTAAGCATATTAAAACTTAAGCTATCAACGTCATGTCTTAGAAAAATATTGAAGTTAGGTCTAATCTCAGACTCGAACCACTTGTAATCCATAGCTCCCGACTCGTTAAACTTTTCAGGATGTTTTTCTCTTAGATCATCCATAACGCAAATTGGTTTACCATTAATTTCTTTTACATCTTTAAGTGTATTAATCATTACATTTCTCCTATGTTGATTATTTTAAATTCTTAAATATATTAGCTCTTATAAATTTAATCACTCTAGCTTTAGATTTGCTACTAAAAGTTAAGTAATCATAACCCAGATCTTTTAGATAGCCGTATATTTCAATGTACTTTTTAGCTTTGCCCTTAGTTGTCTTGCCATTAGGCTTCTTGTATTTCTTATGTTTGCCTTGAGTGTGCTGTATTATATATTCTATCTTGCCACCTGTTGTATCTACTAGAGGCTTCTTTTTAAGATCTTTAAGCTGTTCACCTGTAAATGTAATATTTATTTTATCTGGTATATGAGCTGGATCAGTCTTATTTTTCTTCTTGAAATACTTTCTCCAGGCTTTGGTAGCTTCCGACGCTGGTGATGTTTCCTTCTGTATTTGATCTACTACAACATCAGCTACACCCTGCTTAATATTAGGGGATCTGGCAGCTCTAATAATAGATTTTCTAATACTAGATTGCACGTTCTTTAAGTTTTTTATCTTAAGTTTTGCCATTACTCTACCTGCTCTATGTCTAGCAATTCTAATGCTGCTCTCAATTCAGCTAATGAAAAGCCGCTAACTTCTGTCGCTTCAACAGTATCAGATTTTATATTATTAGCTATTCTATCAGCTTCCTTTTTAGTCACACCGAAAAATTCTCTTTTAGGTAGAGTCACTCCCTTATTATGATTATCTGACTTCAAGGCATCTACACCGCCTACTATACCAATGCTGACTGTATCCCTGGTACTTCCAGTTGTATCAATTGCATCTAGCATATCGCCATCTAAGAATAAATCTACAGCCGATCTCGGCACACCTTTAAGCTCTGCATACTTCTTAGAATATTTAGTAAACTTCTTATTGTTAATATCTTTACCATCTAATGTACGATTGTTAATAAGCTCAATAGATAACTCAGCAAATAAAGTTTTCTCTTCATTGGTAGGCTTTCTACCTAGCAAAGTTCTAAGATTTATCTTCTGCTCAGTCTTATTCTTTGTAATAGATCTCTTGCCAGCAAGTGTAGCCATCTATTCTTCTTCCTCTATTGCTGGCACCTGCTCAACTGTTGGAGCTGATATTTTATTATCGCTGTTAATATCATCTAATATTTCTTGAGCTTTATCATTATCAGATAACTCTCTAAGCTCCATGATAGCTTCCTTTCTACTCATCAATTCTAGATCCATAAGCTTTTCTATATTAGCTATCTTCTCAGAGTGTGTTTGCATCATCTCAGGCTTATAGTATTCTACATGTATTTCTGATTCTGGATTTAATGTAGGTACTTTATATTTCTTATCTAATGCATCTGAGTTATTAAGAACTCTAAGCCATGCTTTTATGATTTTGTATATATCCTGCTCTGCACATCTATACAGCTCGTAATCATCTACATGCGCCTCTATCTTTTGAATAGACTGTAAGAATCTATCTATGCCCGATGTAGCTTCCTGAGTTTCCCCTTTAGAGTTTACAACATCGCCTCCCAAGCCTTCAGATGTAATAAAGTAGTTGAGTAATCTATCTGTAGCATCGGATGATTCAGCTATATTTGAGTTAGGTGATACAAATTGAAAGTCTACTTCTTTGCCTTCATCATCAGTAGGTAAATGAATCATAAGTGAGTGACCTATCTGCATATCTACAGGCTTTAAGTCAGATGGTGTTTTTAGTATTCCCATAGCAAAGCCATCCATTTTCTGAGTCATAGCTAAGTCAGATAATCTCTCATTAAACTGTATAGTGAAATCTGTTAGAGCGTTAGAAGATCTTACAAAGTATTCAAAATCTTTATCTCTGGCTATCTCAAAGAATGGCATAATATTTTCACTTGCAAGTGGTGAGCTGATATCAACTTCTGTAGATGTCTCGCCTGTCTCTGGATCTATAATCTCGCCTAAGCCATTCATCATAAAGTTATATTGCTTACTCCATACAATATATTTCTCAACATACTTCTGAAACTGATACTTTTCTGCAACTTCCTCATTTTGATTAGAGTTAGCAGCTGATCTATTTGATCTACCAATATCACCTGTAGGTACATTTCTCTGCTTAAGCTCAGAATCTAATTGCATGTAATTAGTTCTATCAAATGCAGATATAATAAACCCATCAGATGATTCAGGATCTTCCATATCTACAATTGCATCTATCTGGTGCATTGAGAAGATTCTCATTATGAGCTTACCGTTTTTAGGTATAATCATCCCTATAGATTGATCCTGGTAAACAAAGTTTTTATTAGATTTATTCAGCCTCATATCAGCTTTCATATCATTATATATAAGCTCTAGAGTTTCTGATTGCTCATCATCAGTCTCAGTAAACTCTCTATTAGGTTTTTTCTTATAGATGGTAGCTTTCTTGTTTACCACAGCTGATTGTACATTAATACTAGATACAACTGGCATCTCTCTAACCGAGTCTGGATTGAGTTGCCCCTTTAAGCTTTCAAGTACAAATTGCTGGATCCTGCCGCCTTGCACTTCAAACTGCTTAAGATTTACTTGCTTTCTAGCTTCATTGTTTTCTGAGTTAATAGAGCCTATAAGTTTTAATCTGCTATCAGCATCATTTAGATTGATCATTTATACATTCCTTGTATTTATTATTATATAGTTTATCTTCACATATCTTTAATGCATTTATCAATAGGCTTAAATCACCCACTGAATTAACAGCAAATTGAGTCTCACTGATAATATTGTCATGCACATATTCTATAACAAAACAGTGCATGACATCCTTGGTCACTATCTTGTAAGTCATCATCTATATTTACCTACTACGGCTGGTGCTCTATTCTTATACTTAGGATCATGTTTCAGCATAAAGTAATATCTAATCATATCAACAGCATCATCATCTTCTTTAACTGGGTTCTCATTTTGAATTATGCCATCTTTCTCAGGATACTTATATCGCTTTAAGCCGTCAATTGAAGCCTTACAATGCTCACCTACATAGAATCTGATCTTATCGTTAGCATTCTTTATATAGCTTCTAACTAATGCGCATCCTACATTTATACCTGATGTACGATATTTAAATCTAATACCAACATTATCTAAAAACCATTTAATATTAGATTTACCAGTTTGCTCTCTCTCTTGATTACCAGCTATATCACATATATATTCTTGTATCTGGTAAGGCTGTTGTTGTATCCATAGAGCTAGATCTTTAAGCTCCATTTTTGATTTAACTATTTCATTTATAAGATAAACTGTATCTTTTCTAGGATCATACTGAAACATGCCACAAGCCATCGGATGCGACCAACCCCAGTCAACACAGCAAAACACTGGTAGCTTTGGATTGTATTGTAGATTGTGAATAATGTTATCATCAGAGAAATTACTATAAACAGCATTCTGAGGTATCACATCCCAACATATCTCAAACATAGCTCTAAATGTTTGCGGATCTAATAGATTTCTATTTCTTTCTAATTCTTCTTGCGGATAGTATGGGTTGTCTGATGTACCCCACTCAAAGCATTCAAATGCTTCATCTATCTGCTCTTTAAAATACTTATAAGCCCAGTGCTGTTTAGGATTAATAAACTGTATACCCAGTGAGCCTGTACATATAATATAACCCTGACTATCTGAAACTCTTGCTAGACATTCTAAGAATAACTGCTCTTTAATCTGAAAGACTTCATCTATCCATATCCAATTAGCTTTTACACCTTCTATTCTCTCAGGTCTATCACCAGATATGCCGTATATTAATGATTCATTTTGATCTACAGAATCATGCCACTCAATCATCATGGGATTCTGCCACTGCTTTTTAATTAAGCCGCATGGCTTTGTATATGCTTCAAATTTCTTCCAAGATAAACGCTTAAGCATGTCATTTGTTGGAGCTACAATAACACCTAGGTAAGGATCAATGCCGTTTGGTTTATAGTTTGGTCTATTCTCTTGCAGTATAGCTGATGCGATTGCACCTACCTCTGTTTTTCCGCCACGCTTTCCAGCGAATGCTCCTCTAAATCTAGCTGTAGATTTTAAGAAAGTTTTCTGCTTATCGAATGGCTTAAAAACTAATTCAGCATCAGCCATTAATCAGCCATATTGATTACTAACTTCTTAGTATCAACTACTATATTAGAGTTATCATCATGCTTATCTTGCCATTTATTAATATTCTTTAAACAGAATATAAGCATTGTAGCATTACCACTATTAGCCATCTCAATAGCTTTCTGCACTAACTTAACTCTTGTTCTAGACAGCTTCTGATCTGCATATTCTGTAAATGTTTTATCGTAGCGCTTGCGTATATGGTTCTTAATAGTTGTGTTAGTTGTATCTAATATATCTGCACAGGTTACTAATGATGCTTTGTATGCTAGTAAGCCATCTAGCTTATCCCAGCTAAAAGGTGCTTTTGCTAAGTTGTATTCCTTTTGTGGATTATCAGCAACTTTATCTGCCATATCTTTATGCTCGCTCATTGCATAGCTCCTCATAAGTTTGACCAGTTGATTCTAGTGTAGCTTGCTTTCCTGTGTAGTTTTGCCATCTGTTGATGATAACGTCGCAGTAATGTTCATCCATCTCCATGCCCTGACAACTTCTGTCTGATTTTTCGCAAGCCATCAACGTGCTTCCTGAGCCTAAAAATAAATCCAACACCTTTTTGGGCGAATCAAACTTATCCCATATATCTATAAATAGCTGCACTGGCTTTTGAGTAGGGTGAACTCTCATTTCTCCCCTCTCAGAGTCTCGTCTAAAACCATCCCATATATGGGTAAACATTCTAACGGGTTTCTTAAGATTGGTATAACATAGCTCGCAATCAGCAAATGTGACAGACTTACCACCCTGTTTATCCCACACAACCCAACAAGATGAATCAGGAAAAACGCTCGAGTAGTGATTCGCTCCCCAGAAAAACATCTGTTCAATTTCTAAGCCAACACACAGGTTATATGAATCCCTCGCCACATCTACAGTGTTGTCGCCAATTATCTCTTTATATTTACCTTTTGTGCCGCCACCAACAGATCCATCCCTAGAGACAACACTTATACCATACGGTGGATCAGTAAACACCATATCGGCTTTCTCACCAGCCATTAGCTTCTCTACATCATCAATCATTGTACTATCGCCGCACATCAATCTATGCTTACCTAGTAGCCATATATCACCCCTAACAGTAATCGGATTAACTACCTCTGGAACTTCATCTTCATCTGTCTGCGGATCTAGCTCTTCTATATCAGGCATTTCAAAATCTTCTAAACCTAATAGCTCAATATCATCTAGATCAAGCTGTTTAAGTTCTTCATACACCAGATGTTTATCTAGCTCTGCCCAGCGAGCAATCTCATTATCAGATATTAAATAAGCATATTCTTGAGCTTCATCTTTAAACTCTTGCTTAATAACAGGCAGCTTTTCAAAACCTAAGTTCTTTGCAGCCTCTAATCTACCATGACCAACTATTAGAAAACCTGTTCGCTTACTAACTATCAATGGGTTTCTAAATCCTTGATACTCAATAAGCTTCTCTAGTCTTTTAATCTGTTCGATAGAATGTCTATTTGCGTTTTTCGGATTAGGAATAATCTGATTAATATCTACCATCTCGATAGATTCTGATTTGATCTCTTGCATTTATCGCCTTTCAAGTACCACTTGTTAAGTTATAAGCCACCGACTTAATATCTAAATAGTAAATGCATTTAGGATGAGTTGTCAAAAACCCTACCAGCAAACAAGAAGATTGGAGTCAGTTAAATGCTAGTAGGGTAGTATGTAGTTGTAAAACCATGAGATTAATATATATCAATAACTATTAAAATTATCAATATAAAAGATAGCTTCTTTAATTTTTATTGTAGATGCATGAATATCATCATCTTCATATTCAGCTAAGTAATTAAATACAACATCTAATATATCATTTATATAATGCATATCGCCTTCACCTCTAATTAGATCCTTTCTAAAAGCATCTATTCTAGCCTGTATGCGCTGCTCTTGAGTGTATGGCGAGTTAATTAGCTTAATATTCTTCATCATTACACCAGCAATTATATCTATATACCTCTATGGCATCGTATGAAAGATCATTATATGGATTTGTAATAACATCGAAAGCCTTTGCAGCTGCCATCATCGTAAATAATATAATAAATAGCGTATATATCTTCATCTATATAAGTATAATATGAAGCTTTAGATTAATGAATGTATTTATATCTGATAGAATTAGTTATTTAGCTAAGACGTTATAATTATGAATGCTTCCGGCTTTAGACTTTCTGATAGGTAAATATCTAAACCATATATGCTAGATCCGATTAGTTCGGTATAATCCATAAATTCAGCATTTGTGTAGGCTTCATGCATATTTTTTCCATTTAATTCATCTGCTAGTCTCCTTAAAAATAACTCCCCTGCCTCCAATCTATCTAGATGTAACCCTGCTTTTATCTTTTCTGCTCTGGCAAGCAATATATCTTCAATCATCTATGCGCTCCGTAGTTAAATATCAATATGCATATAACTGCTATTATGTAGTAGATCATTTTATACTCATCTTTTTTTGAATAAAGATTCTAGAGTTAGTTTATTTTCTTGCTTTAAAATTATAGAATAGCTCACCTTACTAGACTTTTCATTGCCATCTAGATTTGTGATCTCGATATGATCTATATCGTCAATACTATTAACACTATTAACAACATCTCTATATAAGTCTGGTATTGAAAATCTTATATCATGAGGTTTTACTATTATGTTTTTCATTTAATTTTCTCCATAGAATTAGTAACTAATTGTCATATATTTCACAGATTCTACACACAAATATACCAACAACGAAAATACCAGTGAGTATATCAGGATAAAAACAATCATCTTTTTACTATAATCGTGGGGGTTCCACTTATTAACATTATTAGTCATTTCAGCTCCTCTAAAGTTTTTCTGGC